TATAATAAAACATAACAATAAATCAAGATGGCAGAAACACTTTTATCTCCTGGGGTATTAACAAGAGAAAATGATTTATCATTACTCACCAATCCGCCCGCACCTGTTGGGGCAGTAATTATTGGTCCTACTGTAAAAGGTCAACCCAATATTCCTACTCAAGTTACTAGCTGGAGTGATTATTTGACCAAATTTGGTGGCTCCTTTGTTAGTGGCTCAACAGCAGAATACACTTACTTTACATCAACTGCGGCATATAACTATTTCCAGGCAGGGGGTACTAATTTGTTAGTTACTCGTGTTGCCCATGGTGCCTTTACTGCAGCTACTTCTTCACAAATCTCTGCTTCAGGTTCAGGCACTGCAATTACCTTACAAACTGTAAGTTACGGTGCAAACCAGAATAGCTCTGGCTCTGAAGATACTAGTGGTTCATTAGCAAATGGTACTTCAACTAACATTAGATGGGAAATTGTAAGCCCTAATTTTAGCGCTGGTACATTTAATATAGTTGTTAGACGAGGTGATGATAATAACAATAACAAAGTTGCTCTTGAAACTTGGACCAACTTATCATTAGATCCTCTTGCTCCTAATTATATTTCTAGAGTAATCGGTGATACTATTTACAATTTATCTAGTGATGAAACTTATGTAGAAGTAACAGGTAGCTACGCTAATAGAAGTAATTATATTGTAGTAAAATCAGTTGATAAACCAACTCCTAAATTCTTTGACAATAACGGTATTGCAAAAGCTGCTTTTACAGGTTCTATTCCTGTAGCTGCTAGTGGTACTTTTGGAACTGCTACTGGTAACTTAAGTAGTGGATCTGCTGATAAGTACTATGATGCTATTACCGATAGTAATATTCAAGGTTTAGTAGCTACAGATTACAGTGCTTCAATTACATTGTTGTCAAATGCTGATGAATACCAATACAACGTAATCTCAGCTCCTGGTTTAACTTATGGTAGTTCAAATGGCCAAGCTCAATTGTTAAACTTAATTAACAATACAAGAAACAGAGCAGACGCAATTGCTGTAATCGATACTCAATTATATGGAGGATCAGTTTCGGGAGCAAACACTCAAGCAAATTCAATTGATAACTCATACGCTGCTACTTACTGGCCTTGGTTACAAACAGTAGATCCTATTACTGGAATGCTTACTTGGGTACCTGCCTCAACTATGATCCCTGCAGTATATGCATTTAACGATACAGTTGCTGCTCCTTGGTTCGCTCCTGCTGGTATTAACAGAGGTGGTTTAAGTGATGTGGTTAGAGCTGAAAAGAAATTAACCCAAACTGACAGAGATACATTATACCAGAATAAGGTTAACCCAATTGCTACATTCCCTAACCAAGGTGTTGTAGTATACGGTCAGAAAACATTACAAACTCAAGCATCTGCACTTGACCGTGTGAATGTTCGTAGATTGTTGATTGCTTTGAAAGACAGAATTAGCACAATTTCTAAAACATTAGTATTCGAACAAAATACTATCGCTACTAGAAATGCGTTCTTAAGCCAAGTTAATCCTTACTTAGAGTCGGTTCAACAACAACAAGGTTTGTACGCATTTAAAGTAGTAATGGATGATAGTAACAACCCGGCAGATTGTAATTGATAGAAATCAGTTGGTCGGTGCGATTTACATCCAACCTACTAAGACTGCTGAATTCATTTACCTAGACTTTAACATCTTACCAACTGGAGCAACTTTCCCAGCGTAAGAGATTAAAAATTGAATATTTATAATAGAACAAAATAATATAACGCAAAATGGCAGTATTAGATCCCAACGAAATTTTCTTCACAGCCTTCGAACCTAAGGTACAGAATAGATTTATCATGTACGTAGACGGTATTCCGTCGTATATGATCAAAGGTATTTCATCGGTTGGATTCTCGCAGGAAGAAATTAAATTAAACCATATCAACACTTATAGAAAAGTTAAAGGCAAATTGTCTTGGAACGACTTGACTATGACGTTGTTTGATCCAATCACTCCTTCTGGTGCACAGGCTGTTATGGAGTGGGTACGTTTACACCACGAATCAGTAACTGGCCGTGATGGTTATTCTGATTTCTATAAGAAAGATGTTACTATCGACGTATTAGGTCCTGTAGGTGATATCGTTTCTGAGTGGGTAATTAAAGGTGCCTTCATTAAAGCAGCTGAATTTGGTGAGTACAGTTGGGATAACGAAAATGCTGCTCAAAACTTGACAGTTACTTTAGGAATGGATTACTGTGTATTGAATTTCTAAAAAACTTCAAATATTTTTAAATAGAGCTTGGCTTCGGTCAAGCTCTTTTTTATTTTATATATGTATTATCAAACATAGTTATTAAAAACATTTATGGAAAACGAAACTCCCCAATTTAAGTTTCCAACAGAAACTATTGAGTTACCTTCAAAAGGTTTATTATACCCCGAAGGCCATCCTTTACACAGCGGCACAATTGAAATGAAATACATGACCGCTAAAGAAGAAGATATCTTAACCAACCAGAATTATATCTCTCAGGGTACTGTTTTGGATAAATTACTTCAATCTCTTATTGTAACTAAAGTTGATTATAACGATTTATTTATTGGAGATAAAAATGCAATTTTGATTGCTGCCCGTATTTTAGGTTATGGTAAAGATTATAGTTTTACATTTGCCGGTGAAGAACACACAGTAGACCTTACTACTTTAGATAACAAACCATTTATTGCTGAACCAACCGAACCTGGTAAAAATGAGTTTGCTTTTACTCTTCCGAATTCTAATATTCCTATTACTTTTAGATTAGTAACAGGTCATTTAGAGAAAAAAATTGAGGATGAAATTAAAGGACTAAAACGTATCAACAAACAAGCATCCCCGGAACTTACTACTCGATTAAAACATATTATCACGTCAGTGAATGGAGATGAAACACCTAAAACAATTCGTGAATTTGTTGATAATTATCTTTTAGCCCGTGATTCTAGAGCTTTAAGAGAATATATTAAATCAACCCAACCAGATATTGATTTAAAAATCACCATCGAATTAGGTGGTGAGATAGAAGAAATTGATTTACCAATTGGCGTAAACTTTTTTTTCCCTGACGCCTGAACAAGCGGCGGCTTATAGGAGTAATATATTTACTCAAATACACGAAATAGTATTTCATGGCAAAGGCGGTTATGACTGGTATTCAGTTTATAACATGCCTTTACCTCTTCGTACGTTTACATGGAATAAAATGAAACAATTCTATGAACAACAAAATAATGAAGAATCTAATAATGTTGTTGATCAATCTATAGCAAATATGAGAGCAGCGGGTGCTGTTGCTAAACCTCAAAAAACCAATGTTCCCGATTATGCTACTAAATTATCGAAAAAATAATATTTTTTAATATTTATTATATATTAACACTATATAAATGGCTAAGCAATTAACAGGAGACGAATTAAATTCTTTTAAAAAGGATCTGGCCGAACTCAATAGACTTAGAAGAGAGTTAGATAAAAAACCTTTAACCTTTTCTGCAGATACAGACTCTATTGAAAAGGTAAATGATTTGCTAGATTATACTCGAGGTATAGTTAATGACTTAGATGCATCAGTAACAGGTCTCTCCGTTCAGTGGAGAAATGTTTTGGGTGAAGTTAAAAAAACTAACGAAGCTCAAAAACTAGGTATAGGATCTCTTAATAAACTTAAAGATCTTTCTGATAAATTAAGATTAGCTCAAAAAGGAATAAGTGAACTTTCTTCTAGAGAATTAAGATCAATTCAAAGAAAAACTAAAGCCGAATACGAAAATCTTCTACTAACTAGAGATATGCTTAAAGCTAGTGGGGAGAATGCTGATCTTTTAAAAGAAATTGAAGATCAAATTAATAATAATACCTCTGCATACCGTACCCAATTAAATGTTGCTAAACTAATGGAAAAGCAACAAAAACGTATTGAAAAAGCAACCGGACTTACAGGAGCTATTTTAAAAAATACTCAAGGGTTTTTAGATAAAATGGGAATGAGTGGTTTAGGTGGTGTTTTTGAAGACGCATCCGAAGCTGCTAATGATATGGCTAAAAAGGTTACTAAAGGAGGTACTCAATCTGCTGGATTAATAGGAAAAGTAAAAACTTTAGGAGCTGCTTTTAAAGTAGTTGGTAAAGAAATAGCTCGAAATTTACTAGATCCGTTAGTATTAGCTGGAGGTGCTTTGTCCTTATTAAAGAAAACAATTGGTTTTATTACAGAAAAATATAATGAAGGTAAAATAGCAGCTGAACGAATAAGCTCAGAAAATACTGAAATGGCTAGATCTTTAGGTCTAGCTCAAGGAGCTGCTAGTAAGTTAGCAGGTTCAGTAGCAGGAATGGGCCCAACAGTAGCAGCCGCTAAACAATCAGTTACCCAATTGTACTCAGCAATGGGTTCAACTGAAAAATTATCTGCTAATACATTAAAAGTATTTGTTAAATTAAATACATTTGCTGGAATGTCTGCTGATTCGTTAGCTAAATTCCAAGCATTTGCTAAATTATCTGGTCAAGAAGCAGGCACAATGGTTACTAACATGGCTAACACAGCTTTGCAAGTAATTAAAACCAATAAACTAGCAATTAGCCAGAAAAAATTACTAGAGGATACAGCAGCTCAATCAAACACTATTAAATTACAATTTAGAGCTCAACCTCAAGAATTATTAAAAGCAGTTGCTCAATCTAAAAAATTAGGTTTAGAATTATCTAAAGTAGAAGATATTGCTAGTGGGTTATTAAATATTGAGGATTCAATTGCTGCTGAAATGGAGGCAGAATTGATGACAGGTAAAGATTTAAATTTAGAAAAGGCAAGAGAAGCAGCATTAAATAATGATTCTAAAACTTTAATGACAGAAATTGCTAATCAATTTGGTTCTATTGAAGATTTTCAAAAAATGAATCGTCTTGAACAGGAATCATTTGCTAAAGCTATTGGTCTGTCCCGAGATGGTCTTTCAGACATGTTAGGGGAAGCGGAAAAAAATAAATCAGCACAAGGTGATTTAGTAGATGGACAACAAGATGGATTAAAAGCTATGATGTCTTCCGTTTCAGAAGCAGAAAAAAATGCAGAAATTGAGAGAAGAAACCAAGAAGCATCAATTAAATATTATACAGAATTATCTCCTTTAATTCAAACATTAAGTGAGACTTGGACTAAAATTAAAGAAACATTAAATAATTTATTTAGCGATTTAGTTTTAAAACCTATGATTGACTGGGTAACTGGTCCTGCCGGTTCTGCATTTATAGATTCACTCCCTGGTAAAGCAGAAAAATTTGCAGAAGCCATAAAAACAGCAGCAATCCAAGTAAAAGAAGTATTTGGTAAAGTAGTTGGTTTTATTAAAGAACACCCATGGTTAACTGCTGCTATTGCTGGTGGGGCTATAGCTTTAAAAGGATCGATCTTTAAAAAACGTGATGGTTCATCAGCCGCAAGTGCTCTTTTTGTAAAATTAGCAGGTATGGGTGACGGTATAACAGATATGTTTAAATCTAAAAAACCTACTATAAAAACAGGAGTAGATAAACGAGGAAGAAAATTTAGTTATGATGCCGCAACCGGTAAAAGAGTATCATCTTCTTCAGGAGGCGCAGGTGGTGGTGGGGGTGGTTTCTTTAGCCGAATGGGTAGTAAAATAGCAGACAGTAAATTTGGTAAAGCAGTTAGTGGTACTGTTAGTAAAGTATCCGGAGCTGCTTCTAAAGCTTTAGATTTTGCTAATCCAATGACATATATTAAAAAGTATATGCCTAAAATAATGGATAGTAAAGGTTTTAAAAAAGTAGTTAGTTCAATTCCTAAAATTGGTAAAATTGCTTCTTTAGCAATGATTGCTTATGATTTAATGTCTCAAGGAGCCGGTATAGCAGCTGCAACAAAACAAGGAGTTGGCCCCCAAGAAATCGGTAAACAAATTGTAATGGCCCTAGGTGATTTAGGGGGTTCAGTTATCGGTGGAGCATTAGGATCTTTAATTCCTGTACCTGGAGTTGGTACTTTATTAGGTACTTTCCTTGGAGGATTAGGAGGTTCGGCATTAGCAGGTTTGATAGCCGATAATACAGACGTGTCTGGTATTGGTAACTGGGCTATTAAAGCTTTAGGTAATCCTCAAAGCGGTGGATCTGCTGAAGACTTTATCTTACAAGATGGTAAGATGACTAAGTTTAGAAAAGACGACGTAATAGTAGGAGGTACTAATTTAGGTGGTGGAGACAATGGAAAAACAATCCAACTGCTTGAAAGATTAGTAGCTGCTGTTGAAAAAGGAGGCGTTGTAACAATCGACGGACAAAAAGTAGGCCAAGCCTTAGTACTTGGATCCTACAGAACCCAATAATGTTTAATATTTATAATAAAAAACCATGGCACTAATTAACAGTTTAAACAAAACCCCACTAGGTCAAGCTGCCTCTACTCCTCAAAAATACGATGGTAAAGGTAAAATTAATCCTAAAAGTTTAACAGGATCTGAATTAGATCAAAGCAGACCACCTAAAAAATATTTAGATAATCTTCCTAAATAATGCCGTTAATTGATTTAAAGACCGATCTTAAATCTTTAAAGTACGGTAAGGATAGAATTGGCGGAGGTAATAGTGGGCAACCCTATATCCAAACCCCTATCCCTACTACTTTTAGAGGTGTTGGTAATACTGGAGGTTTAGACCAGCTTACCCGGGGCGGTTCTTTAATTGGATCTAGTGTAGTTAACGATTCACTAAGAATATCCAGATTTCTAGCTTCACCCTCAGGACTTACTTTTATTGCTAAACAACAGGGTTTAGAAATTGCTAAAAATATAACCTTATTTGGTTTAGATACCAAAAAATGGACCACTATTAGTACAGTTCCCATTTCAACTATTGCTAATACAGCATTAGCTCCAACTGGTCAACATTTAGCAAATATTGCTTTAATTAACGGAGGAGCATCAGGTGTAAATAGTGGAGGGGGTTATTTATATGGTAATCCTGATATGAATATTCCTCGTGAAGGAAAATATGGAGAAGGAAACACATATAATTCACGAAGAAAAAGAAATAATGCTTTAGTTGAATCAAGAGTAGATAAAATTAATTATCAACCTCTTTACCAATCTGACAGCGGGGTTGAAAAAGACTTAGAAGATACTGTAGATTTTCGTATTGTTAAAGTTAATAATGACGGTAGTGGTAATAACACTTACATCCATTTTAGATCATTTATAGAAGGTTTATCTGATAATTATGGTGCTTCTTGGTCTACTAAAAAATATATGGGTAGAGGAGAAGATTTTTATTCATATGATGGATTTTCTAGAGATATTAGCTTTAGTTTTAAAGTCCCCGTACTATCAGCCTTAGAACAAAGATCGGTATATTCTAAGTTAAATTATTTAGCTTCATTATGTGCCCCCGATTATTCAAATGCTGGTCTTATGCGGGGTAATTTAATCAAATTAACAATCGGAGATTATTTAGTTGACGTTCCCGGAATTATGATGGGAATTAATTTAAGTATTAGTGATGAAGCTGGGTGGGATATTGCTAGAGATTCAAAAGGAAACAAAATCAAAGGTATAACTAATGAAACTGGGGGTAAAGTAATGCCTAAACTAATCGAAGTATCAGGTTTCTCATTTAAACCAATTCATAACTTTATCCCTAAAACAATTTCACAAAAATTTGTAGAAACAGGAGATGGTTTTTATGTTGATGCTCCATTTATTAGTTATGGAAACACAAAACCTAATCAATTAGATAGTAGATATGGTTCAAATAATACGATTAATGATGACCTTAATAAAATTTTAGCAACCCTCCAATCCCCTGGGTTTTTATAACCTTTAATAATGCCAAGCAGATATACATCCATACAAACTAAAACAGTTCCTAAAAATCAAAGAACTACAAGGATTTACAAAACAGTAAAGTATCCTGAGATACCTTTATCTGTTAATGATATCTACGCTTATACAACTCAAGGTGATCGACTAGACTTACTTGCCCAACAATTTTACGGAGATGTAAATCTATGGTGGGTTATAGCCAGCGCTAACCCAGACATTATCCCTCAAAATTCTTTATTTATACCTGAAGGAACAGAAATTAGAATACCCCAAGATATAGTTACAGTAAAATCGTTGTACAACCAGTTAAATAACATCTAATATGGGAAATATAACCGGAAATCCCTTTGATGAAGGTGTAGTAGCTCAAATTGATGCTAGACAAACTAGTTTAGGATTAAACCCTAAACCAGATAGTACTTTAGTCTATCAAAACAACAAAAATGCTTTTTTAAGATTAGCATCCTCTATCAATATTCAAGATAATACGGAAAAAGATGTTACCGCTAAACAAATTTTAGAATTAAGAGATTTACCTGAATCATTAAAAGGAAATGGGTTAGCTAAAAAATGTGTTTTATTTGGTGGTGTAACTTCTATTGATGGTAATAATTTTACTAAACCTTCTGGACTAGCTTCATTAGGTGATGTTTTTAGTGGAGCATATGGTTGGGGTGGTATAGGTTCTAGAGGATATGTTCCTATGCCTGGTATTGAGAGTGCTAATATTAGCTTTTATAACCGAGGTGCTTTAGCTAGAGCTGATCTTAAAATTAAAGTATACAGTGTAGAACAACTTCAAATATTTGATCTATTATATTTTAGGATTGGGTATACAATGTTGTTAGAATGGGGTCATGTTTTATATCTTAATAATGAAGGAACATTAGTTAATAGGAATGATTTTTTTACTGATCCCTTTTCTAAATTTTTTGAAACTAAAAAACAAGATGATATTTTAAAGGCCATAAAAAAAGAAAGAAAAGATTCTTTTTATAATTATGATGCTATGTTAGGTAAAGTAGTAAACTTTACTTGGAAATTTAACACTGATGGCTCTTATGATATTGATTTAAAATTAATAGGGTATGGTGATTTAATTGAAGCATTAAAAATTAATACTACTGGAGAAGCGCCAACAGCAAAACCACCAACCCAATCAGATGTAATTAAACAAACAGACCAAAAAGCCCAAGCCGCGGACCAAGCTGCTCTTAATGCTGCAAACGCTGCTGCTGAAAAAGAAAGACAAGCTAGAGAAGCTCGTGAAAAAGCCCAAACAGACTTAGCAACTAAAAAATCTCAATTTATAGTTGAATATGATAATATAATTCTTCAAATTGACAATACTGATACAAGGCCTAGTTTTACATTTTCTACCTCAACCATAACATCATCAGAAATTTTCCCAGATGATGTTAATGGACTTGGAAATGCATATGATGCTATAAATGCAGATATAGCATCTCTTCAGAGATTTACAGGTAAAAATGGGGAACCAGAAATTAAAGCTTTATTAAATAAATTAAAAGATATTATCTCAAATTGGGGTAATGCTCTTGGCGAAAGTTCACAAGCCGAGCAAAATGCTTCTAATTTAGAAAAAGAAGCAGAAGATAAAAAAGCAGAAGAAAATAGAAGAAGACAAGAAGCAGAACGTTTAAGACGAAACTCTCAAAAAGCAGCAGAAGAATATAATTTATCCCCTCCTGCAGCTCAAGAAAATCAAAACTCAACAAGACTTAACGAGGAATTATATAAATGGAGAGAAGAAGCTAAAAAAGCAAACACAGTTAATTTTTGTTCTCTTCCATTTACATCAAAATCAGCATCATTAGCAAATACTACTCTTCAAATCCACCAATATTACGTACGTTTAGGATATATTTTTGAATGGATTCAAAGAAATCTTTTAATCTATGATAATACAAAACCAGGAGATGATGGTTCTGACGTAAATCCTCTTTTTACTATTGATTTTGATCCTGATACAAATTATTGTATGAGATTCCCGTATCAAATATCTGCTGATCCTTTAACTTGTATTATTCCTTCTAAAAATTTAGTTGATGGAAAAGGTTGGGAATATTTTACTAAAGCTAATGGTAATTTTCCTGATTTAAGTAATTATTTTGTTGAAGGAAATGATAATTTAGGAAAAGTTATGAATATTATGGTTAATATTGATTTTGTAGCTAGAGTATTAGCTAGAAAAGTTGATGCTAATGGTAAAACTAATTTCTTATCCTTTTTTAAAGATATTTTAAACTCTATAAATGATGCTTTAGGTAACGTAAACAAATTAGATATTGTTTATGATAGTGAAGAAAACCAAGTTAAAATAATTGAAGGAAGCAGATTACAAATAGACGATTCCCCCGGCACTAAATTAGCTATATTTGAAGTTTATGGCGTTCGTCCTGGGGTAAAAGGTAGTTTTGTAACTAATGTTGATTTTCAAGTTCAGTTACCTCCTAATATGGCTGCTATGGCTACAATTTCAGCTCAAGCAAGTGGTAATATTGTAGGTGAAAACGCAACTGCTTTATCCCGTTTAAATACAGGATTAGTAGATAGAGTTGTTACTACTAAACTAGATGCTACATCTGTTGGTTTAGCTACAAAAGGAACAGCAACTGATCCGGTAAATGTATTTAATGATAAGTTAAGTATAGAAGTTACTACATTAAACGAATTATATAAAAATCTTAACTACGTAAAAGATAATGTTGAGACTTTAAAATCAATAAATAGAGATATTTCATTATATACCGTAGGAGATGCCGCCGAAAAAGAACAAGCACCTGCTCCTTTCTTTATCCCATTTAATCTATCTCTAGAAATGGATGGATTATCAGGAATGAGAAACTATGAAAGGTTTGCTATTACAGAAAATGTATTACCTTATAGTTATAGAACGAGTAATGAAGGTGGAGTAATTGACTTTTTAATTAAAGGTATTTCCCATAGTATATCAAACAACCAGTGGAAAACTAAAATTGAAAGCCTTACTGTTTCTTCTAAACGTAAAAACAAACAAACTACAACACCTAACCAAAACGCATCTTTAGGAAATACTAATAATAATACTGGTTCATAATGCCTTATTATCCTAAAAATAGAATCCAAACTAATCTCTATACTAATGGAGGGGAATTTTCTATCAAGTCTAATGCCCTCCCTTACAATGGATATTACTATAAATTATATAACGGAGAAATATATAGTGGCAAAAACCCAAACGATGGAACCCCTCAATTACTTATCCCCACCTCAGAACTTGATGTTTTAAATAGTGATAATGTAAATGATTCTTTATATAATGTATTAACTCCGTCTAATGATACGAATGTTTTAGATTATTTAGCTTTAGTTCCTAAATATCCTAAAGATAGAAAAATCCCTACTCCTTATTATCCGGATCCTTCTGCTCAAGATTATGAATTAGGGGAAATTACAAGATACTTTGTTAAAAAAATAAACGAAGCTCTATATATTGAAATTAATCAAAACGAGTATAATAAGATAAAAGATCAAAATGCTCAATATCTTTGGGAAATATACACTGCTGAAGCTTTACCTTGGAGTATTTCGGGTAATAAAAATACTGTTACTCAAACAAATAAAAATTTAACTGGACTACTTGAAATTAGAAGTAAATGGTATGGTTTTGGAAAATATATTTTGCTGACTGGAGGTTTTGACAAGTTTTATAAATAAGGTTGTTTTGTAATATTTTGGGTATTATATTTACTCCCAAATTGGTTATAAATGTATTGGCTCGTAGAGACAGAAGAACAAATTAGTTATTTAATTAATCGAGGTTTTAAAGAAGCATATATTGAGATTATTCCGTTCTCAAACAATGTTCACCCCGCATTAAATGATATCTCTCTAGTTTATTTTAGACCGTCTATAGAACGTAAGGGGTTTATGTTATGTATTGACCATAGCGAAACCTTAAGCATTGAATTGACACGAGTAAACGAGTTACTACAAGGAATAGAGCGGTTATACGTGCAAGATAAGAAGAACGCATTATTTTATTTTCCCATTAAAGGCTTGCTCGACGTAGATTTAATCTCTAATCCGTATATACCAGAGCCAACACCAACTCACACAATTTTATCATCGCGTCTTAAACACAGAACAGATATTAATCGCATGATTCCCGTGGTCAAGCATTATGAGGTAAGTGAGACAACATATAACGCAATTAAACACACGTTTGATGCACCACGGCCGTTGCATTTTGATTTCTATAATAATCAAGCTACGTTTGCCTTTTTTGGTATAGAGGTGAACGGACTTAAAATAGATAAGAATGAGTTTAATAAACATTTTCCCGAAACAGAAGAAGATTTCGTATACACGCAGTATAACTTTAAAACACTCACCACTAGACCATCAAATAGATTTGGGGGAATTAATTTCGCGGCTCTACCTCACGACAGTGGGGTCCGAAAAGCCTTCATCCCGCGAAATGATTTATTTGTTGAAATTGATATTTCCGCTTATCACCCTACTCTTGCTGCTTCCCTTGTTGGCTATACTTTTGACCATGAAGATATTCATGCTTCGTTTGCGGAAATGTATAAAGTGGATTACAAAAAAGCTAAAGAGTTAACGTTTAAGCAACTATACGGAGGAGTTTTCGAGCAGTATAAAGAGCTAGAATTCTTTAAACAAGTAAGTGTATATATAGATAATTTATGGGATAACTACACCGAAAATGGGTGGATAGAGAGCCCAACCTCTGGGTATCAGTTTTGCGAGGACAAATTAGATAGCATGAACCCACAAAAGTTGTTTAATTACGTTCTACAGAATTTGGAGACGTCAACAAACGTTGGTATATTGATGCAAATACATAAATTATTAAGAGGCAAGAAAACCAAAATTGTATTGTACACATATGATTCGTTTTTGTTTGATCTTGCTAAAGATGAGGAAAGTATTTTAGCAGAAATTAAAGAAATATTTAAAAAATTTGAACTAAATATAAAAGTTGCGCATGGAACCAGTTATGACTTTACCGGAAATTGACTATATGTATGGGGGATACGATTTTGAACATTCCCTAAACAATATAGATGTGAATAATAAGTTATTTTGTACTTTTGTTACTGAAGTAAGCATAGACGATGTGGTAACATCGATTTCTAACTCATATAGTATTATGTACAATAAAATGTTTGTGCTATTTATTAAAAGCACAGGCGAATACGTTATTACTTATAACGTAGACCAAGGTAATGTGAATAACATTCCAGACAATACAATCTTAGTACATAGAAAAAAAGAAACCAATACTTTATATACTATCAACGCACTTAACACTTTAATTAAGGCCCTAAACGGTGGTGTAGTTGACCCTAAATTTAAAGTAGATTGGCAACATTATAAAAACTGTATTTTATTGACTCAAGGCAATGAATTGAGACAATTGAATACTAAGGTTCATAAGATTATTGAACTTTAATTTGGTTATTAAAAATTTGTTTTGTATATTTAATTGTTTTATAAATTTGATTAGTTATGGATTTAAATGAAATCAAGAACCGCTTGAACAATCTTCAAGCCAAAAGTGCTCCTCGAGGTGAGCAGAAAAACCTCTTCTGGAAACCATCCGTTGGTAAACAGACAGTTCGTGTTGTACCTTCTAAGTTCAACAAATCTAACCCATTTACAGAGATGTTCTTTTACTACGGTATAGGAAACCGAGTAATGGTATCACCTTTGAATTTTGGTGAAAAAGATCCTATTGCTGAATTCGCAAAACAATTGCGTCAAACAAGCGATAAGGATAACTGGCGTTTGGCTAAAAAGCTTGATGCTAAAATGCGTGTCTTTGCTCCTGTAATTGTACGTGGTGAAGAGTCTGAAGGTGTTAAATTGTGGCAGTTTGGTAAAGAAATTTACGAGGCATTTTTGCAATTAGCTGCAGATGAGGAAGTAGGTGACTTCACAGACGTTGCTACAGGTCGTGACATTAAATTGAACACTGTAGGTCCTGAATCAACTGGTACTCCTTACAACCGTACTACAATCGGCCCATCAATGAAAACTTCAGCTTTGAGTGAAGATGCAACTGAAATTGAATCGTGGTTGGAAACTCAAGTTGATCCTAAAACGGTATTTAAAAAGTATTCGTTTGACGAAATGAAAGAAGCTCTCCAAGAATGGTTAGCTCCTGAAGATGAAGCTCAAGAAGGAGACATCATTGATGATGAAAAAGAGGAAGAAGTAGTAGCAGCTACTCCTCAAAAGAATTATGCTTTGAAAACACCTGCTCCTAAAGTGAGCAATGCAGATAAGTTTGATTCATTGTTCGAAGAAGAGGAAGACGATCTTCCTTTCTAAAAATTAACATAACATAACATGGCAAGAGGTAAAAAAAGCGAATCGCTTACGGCGGCTGTATCAGCCGAATTAAAAGCAAAATTTGACCTTGATAAATTCAAGGCCAAGAAAATGATTAACAGTAATGTTAAATTTAAACCACAACAATGGATTCCGCTTTCCCCTGCCTTTCAGGAAGTAACCAGTGTGCCCGGTATTCCAACCGGTCACATTGTGTTGCTCCGAGGTCACTCTGATACAGGTAAAACTACTGCTTTGATTGAAGCAGCCGTGAATGCTCAAAAAATGGGTATTCTACCTGTATTCATTGTTACTGAGATGAAATGGAACTGGGAGCATGCTATGCAGATGGGGTTAGAAGTAGAAGAAATTGTTGATGAAGAAACTGGTGAGATTATTGATTACAAAGGCCAATTTATTTATATTGACCGTGAATCTCTTCACACTATCGAAGATGTAGCAGTGTTTATTTTAGATTTGTTAGATGAACAGAAAAAAGGTAATTTGCCTTATGATTTGTGTTTCTTTTGGGACTCAATCGGCTCAATTCCTTGTGAAATGTCTGTTAAATCAAACAAAAATAACAACGAATGGAATGCTGGAGCTATGTCTACTCAGTTTAGCAATAACGTTAACCAAAAAGTAGTAATGTCTCGTAAAGAGTCATCACCTTACACCAACACTTTGGTTTGTATCAATAAGGTATGGGCAGCAAAACCCGAAATGCCTATGGGACAACCAAAAATGATGAATAAAGGTGGTTTTGCTATGTGGTATGATGCAACATTTGTAGTTACATTCGGTAATATTGCAAATGCAGGTACTAACAAAATCAAAGCTATTAAAGATGGTAAGCAAGTTGAATTTGCTAAACGAACCAATCTTCAGGTTGATAAAAACCACATCAATGGGATTACTACCAGAGGTAAAATTGTGATGACTCCTCATGGCTTTATTGAAGATAATGATAAAGCTCTTAAAGCATATAAGGATGATCACGTTGCTGAATGGAGTAGAATTCTTGGCGGTATGGATTTTGATATCTTTGAAGAAAACGATAGTTTTGAACCGATCAATGCATTTGATCAAGAACCAGAATAAACAATGACACAGAAAGACTACCTAAAACTCCTCAATAATATTACTGAGGATAAGGAATTCGAATCCTCTAAAGAGCACGATCGAGTTTTATTGATTGATGGATTAAATTTATTTTTCCGAAATTTTGCTATGATGAACTTCGTTAACGAAGCTGGAGTTCATATTGGAGGTTTAGGTGGTTTTCTGCGTTCATTAGGATCCTTAATTAATCAAATTCAACCAACTGCCGTGTATGTAGTGTTCGATGGAGTTGGTTCTTCTACTAATAGGAAGAACCTTCTCCCCGAATACAAATCAGGTAGACATACTCATCGTATTACTAATTGGGAGATATTTGATGATTTAGATGATGAACATAATTCCAAAATTGAACAAATTGTACGTTTAGTACATTATTTACGTTGTTTACCCGTTAGAACTATTTCTATCGATAAAGCCGAGGCAGACGACATTATCGCTTATTATAGCAAATATCTACCTAAAGAATACAATTCTAAAGTTATTATTGTTTCTAGTGATAAAGATTTTATTCAATTAGTAGATAAAAATGTTACTGTGTTTAGACCGATGGAAAAAACATTCTATCAAAAGCAAACAGTACAAGATAAATTTAATGTGTTAGCAGAAAATTTTATTCTGTACAAAACACTATTAGGTGACTCCTCGGATAAAATTGCTGGTATTAAAGGATTAGGTGAAAAAGGAATATTTAAAAAATTTCCTGAATTACAAGATCGCCCCTTAACAATGAATGATATTTATGATATCTCGGTTGCTAAGTTAAAGGATCATGTAGTGTATGCTCGTATTGTACAAGATTGGGATCGTTTGGAAAAAAATTATCAATTAATGAATTTAGATAATCCTATTTTGGAAGATGATGATATCGAATATCTTGAAGAATCTACAAAATTGCCCCTTTTAGCTTTGAAATCTGAGGCTTTTTTACGACTTTATAACGAAGATGGAATTGGGAAAATAATTCGCAATGTAGATTTTTGGTTACGAGACATTTTTAAAGTATTAAATAGTTTTAGCAAATAAGTTATATGACATTAACAAATCTTTCACAGTATGGTCCCGCATTTCAAATTAAAGTGCTGTCATCATTACTAACTCATAAAGAGTTTCTTTTAAA